TTAAAGATCGAGGCTTTTCCTAACCAACTCTCCTACAATAGGCCAGATCACCGGTTGTACTGATGCCCATACAGGACCACAAACTTTAGACAACAAAGATTTCGCCTGTTTGCCATCACCGTCCTTTGCAGCGGACACAGCTGCTGTAATGTCGGCACGCTGATTGCTATCAACTATTCGCCCCTGCTCTTCAAGAATAGAAACTATCTTTGCAGTGATTTCAGATTCAGTATTGGTTGTAATGCTCTGAGACTGAGAAACAACATCTCCCTGACCTAACTGCGTATTACTGAAATGACCACCAGTGATGGTTAGATTATTGACTATGCGCTGAACATGCTGCGGGCGGTTAGGGACTTTGCGAGACTCTTTATATCCTGCTTCTGTCAGATAGACATACTCACGTTTGCTGTATGCACCAATAAATATTACTGAACTGTTAGGATCGTTCTCGAACGCGGCCAAAGGCCCGGTACAAATTAACCTGGCTTTTTCAAGATCGGAAAATGCCACTTCAAAATCAACAGTTGTGAAGTCGGCAACATTGCAAACTGCTGTCGCTAGCGCCTCAAGTTTAGGCCCTTCGTAGCCTGATTGTAGTTCTTTGGCAGATAAGCCTCTATCGGTAAAATCGGCCAGTAAGGTTCCCAAGATCTGCTTTGCTGCTTCGTCTAATTGTCCAGCCATCTGCATTGCCCTTTAAGAGTTAAGCCCATTCAACAAATGTGGGCATAGTTCGAGTAATCAAGGTGCCATGGTGGGATAAATCTCATTTATCTATGATTTGAGAAGTTATTGCCGTTCAATTCCTGCCCATGCAAACGGGCCATCTCAGAAAATACCGCCTAGATAGTTTCATGCTTCATGAGTTGCGCTCGTTATATTCTGTCAGCAAATCCGGAATGATTGCATCCAGTCCCGCAGCTTTGTTCATGGCCCTGATGACATTCTGCCGGATAAAATCGATGTGCCGGTTCTCCAGTTCAGGGAAACGGCGACTGACCGAAAGAGGGATGCTGTCCATAATTGACGCTATTTCACCGGCAATCCGGGATAACACAAACGTACAAAAAGCGGTATCGATTACCTCGCCGGATTCCCGGGCATTCTTCAGCTCCTGCGCATCCGCCTGGGCATTTGTGAGACGTATCCTTGCCCTGAGCAGTTCGGCATCATCAACATCATCGCCCTGCGAAATCAGTTTGCCTATTTCATTATCCAGTCGGTTACGCAGGACACTGGCGACATCATAGAGCGCCTCCCGCCCGGCACGCTGCACAGGTTCGATTCCCCATTTATCGAAAGCAGTGACACCGACCTTACAGCTTTTCGCCATGTTCTTCTTATTCAGCAGATGCTGGGTCATTTTTACCTCTGTATTGTTTTTTGAATGTTCAGGTGGGTGTATTGCATTAAATAAAATAAATAAAATCATTGAGATATGACAAACAACAACACCACCACCAGCAATTCAGAAAATCTCATAAATAGCGCGAATCTGCGAGGTCGACGCCCCGTAACAGGCCGGATCGCCCGAAAGGACCCGCGCACTGCTGGCGGGTCTACCGGGCTCGTCCTGTCAGCCGATCAGCTGGTTTTTTCCGGCCCGCGCCTGACGGCGTACCCGTTCAGCTTTGAGGCATAGCGCGGTGTCAGGACTGGCAGGAACGGGCACCTGACAGGTTTCAGAGCTGCGGGGAATGTTGTTGATCCACTCCACTACCTCGCTCAGATACCAGGCCTTACGGCCCTCAGTGACCTGCACACGAACCGGGAATTCACCACGTGCTTCGAGGTTCAGCAGAGTGCGACGGCTCAGTGTGGTGAGTTCCATGACCTGATTCATATCAACCAGGCGCTCACTCATATTCATCTTCTCCGCCAGCTCCTGCAGCTCTTTCACCTCTGGATCAGGCCAGAGTGAATTAGCGGTAGCCATCAGGCTATTATCTTTGTTCTGCATTGCGATCCCCTTATACCCGTGCCAGCGGCTGAACTGAAATACCTGAGCCAACGAATGCGGCCACCTTAGCGGAAAGCGTTGTCACCGCGTCCGGCCAGTTGAGTGCGTCTACATTGAGTACACCCGCTTTGTAGACCTGTGCCTGCGTCTGGCTTGCTGTATCAACCACGAAGCACGACACATAGACTGCCTGCCCTGCATGTTCCCCGTCCCATACGACAAGAGCGCCGTTAGTGGCATCCTGCATCAGAGGGGTCAGCGCCGGAATTACTCCCTTCCCACCAGCAAAGATGCCCAGAGTAGATACCAGCGCCTCTGTGCCGGCCACCAGCTCAGTGTAATTTGTAGTCATGATTGCTGCTCAGGCCACACGAACAGTGACAAAGCGGTTAATACGGGCAGGAATTGGCTGCGGCGCGGAATGGGTCTGGACATACTCAATCGCGGGGTCACCCGGTACGATATAGTTTTTCGGTGCCAGCTCAGCACTGGTAATTCCGTCGCGGACAAGCTCCGGATCCTGAATACCGCCGTAAGCCACAATGCCCTGTAAGGCCGTGTTGCCCAGCACCATCAAATCTGGATCAAGGAAATGTTTTTCAGTGCCGTCTTCATCAGTATAGCGGCCGCTATAAACCACGATTGCTACATCACCCATATAGCCCTTAAAGCTCACTGAATCGCCCAGGTCTTTTAACGCTGTCTCAAGTTGAGCATTAGAGCCGCGGCGTGTATCGAGGACGTCCTTGATCGCTTTGAAGGAGCGGTATTTCTTCCAGACGTTCCCGCCCATAATGATGATGTTGGTAACGCCTTCGCTCAGTTCTGAGTAGGTTTCAATGTCGTCATTTGGGTCAAATGTCTCTTTATCCTTACCTGACCATGCAGCGCCACCAGCCTGAGTGATCATGTTCTGGGATTTAATATTCCAGTCCAGTTCGTAGCGTTCAATGCCCTCCCCCTGGATAATATTTTTCCCTGTCGTGACAGCCTGAACTGCCAGCCACTCAATACGAGCCCGGATAGCAACAGACTGTTTGAGTAGGGCCTGTTTAACCTTGATGTTGCGGGTATCGAGCGTGCTGTATTGCTCCGGTGTAACACCTGCAGGACGAACAGCGAGCTTATTAGGGTCTATGCTGCTCTTGGGCTTCATGTAACCCGGACGAATGGATTTCGATTCATACCCCTCGTCACGGGCCACCTTACTGCCCACCATTGGTGAACAGAATGCAGCGATCGGAATATTGGGGTCGTCGATAGTGTCCAGAATGATATCGCGGGTTTCGAACGTTACGGCACGGGTAAAGAATAAATCAGTAAACAGGGTTTTGAGTTGTTTCTGGATATCCTCGGCACTGACAACCCGGACAAGTGCCGCTGGCGTGTGTAAACCTGACATATATTACCTCATTAAAAATTCGAATAGAGTTCGTTGCAGGGATAATGCTATCACTGTCAAAGGGGTAAGGAATGTATGCAACGGTGTGCAATGAGATGCAATAATGTATAAAGTTAATTTAAGGTGATTCACCGGACATTATATTTGTTATGGTTGCTCTCGTTGTTTCCTCCAGATAACAACGTTTGTTAATAATCGGTGTTGCCAAAAGCGGGTCTGAATGAGGCCCGCTTTTTATCACCCTCAGTAATTAAGAATTACACCGCCTGTTATTAACCCTGAAAAAATTACGCCAGCATAAACTGGTAAATATAAACATAACATCACTACCTTTGACCATTCAGGATTGTTTCCTTTCCATATAGTCTGCCAGATACTGCACGCTGAGAACGCCAGCGCAACAGCAGTTATCGCAAGCACAACCCAAACAAAAACAAGATCCACGCCCTCAAGGTGTCCTGCCTTTAGCTTTCTCGAAAACACCACTAATACTAATGACTCCATCAAACTGAGTGCTAAAGCTCCCGAACTCTCCTGAGCGATGCGGCTATAGTTCTGAAGTAACGCTTTCACTGAAACTCTCCTTGCTATCAAAATTAAAAAATATGGGCTTAAGTGTTCACCCGTTCACCTTTCCATTTTTCCCTTTTGGATTCATGTGATTAGGTGGTGAACATCTTTATTTAAGGTATTCACTGGTGTTCACCCAACCCTTCACCCCACAGTGCAAAAAACAAACATAAGGTGAACAGGTGAATACCTGGTGAATACTTCAATATTAAGTGTTCACCCCTTAACACCATGTTGTAAATAGATTTTTTAACAGGGTGAATACTGATGAACACTTTATCTGTAACTTTACTCTGCCTGACCGTTTTCAGAAATGGCAGCACATGATGGCATCCAGTCATCAGAATCATCGTGCAGGGTAACGTTAGAGCGTATACCGTGTTTCGTCTTCCGCTTCTGGTACTCCTTACCATACTCAGCCATCGCGCCAGGCATGTCCGTGCCAAACCGCATGAGCGACACCGGCTTATTCAGACCATTGGCCCGCATGTATGCCAGATAAGCGTGATACAGATACTTACGCGGGCTGAACGGCACGATTTCGGCATTACCGATAAACATCCCGTCGCACCCTACCGACGCCATCAGATAACCGCAGAAGTCCACCAGCGAATCTCCTTCACGCTTAATCGCCAGCGCCTCCTCTGATTTCTGCTGTTCATGCAGCAGCTGTTTCGCCGCATTCTGCTCCTTGAACCTTGTCAAAAGATGGCGGATAACAAAAGCCAGCTCGCCTTCAATCTTTTCAGCAAGCATAGAATCACGCTCGTTCTCCGGTACAACCTCAGAGAAATTGAATATCACCCTGCGCCGGGAGATCCCCCCGCTGCGATCGCTGAATGTCATGGCCTTGTTATTAACGGCCAGTACCACTGCAGGAATACGGGTTGAGTATGGCGCTTTATGCTTCGGGTCAATTGACACCTTATCACCACCAGTAATGGCCTTTATCCCGGCACCGTCACCAGCATATCGGGTCATATCCGGCATGATGATCAGCGAAAAGCCAACCACCAGCGCGCGATCTCTCGCATCCTCCAGTGCTCTCATACTGGCCGAAACGGTGTTTGCCTTGCCTGCCAGCATCGTGCAGATCTCTGCCATTACACGTTTACCACTACCACCGGGCCCCGTTACCTCAAGAAACAACTGCCAGTCGTACCGGTTCGCCAGCACCATAAACAGCGCCGCCAGCACCCTGTCGGTCTTGCGGTCGTTGTGGGCTACTGAACGACGTAGCCACTTCCAGAAATTCGGTGCGTGGCTGGCCAGTGTCTCCCCTTCTGCTGGTGGACTGAATGGCAACTCGCTGGCAATCAGGAGCCAGTCAGTTTTGCTGTGCTCCCTGAATTGCCCTGTGCGGGTATCAAATACGCCATTACTGAAACCTATAAGATTACGGGCTGTTACTCCCATAACCGGAAGACTCAGTTTCATTGTCTCCACCGCTGATTTAATACTGTTCTGGGAATAAGCCACATCAGCATCAATGAAGATCTGAGCCATCTCGCGCTGTAGCTCTTTATCAGGAAGCGGATTCCATAACACCCCGTTATAGTGGTGAACCGTGTCAGAGTCGGCGTGAATTGCCAGATCGCCACCAAAGTGCGCCAGCAGCACCTCGCCCCGCTGACTGGCCCCCATCTGATTTAACGCTGGCGAAACTCCTTCCGGCCTGGAAGAGACTGGAAGAGTTACCACCACGCTATCGCCTCGCTCGGCCTCCTCCCTTAGCCCCACTAAACGTGGTGACCAGTCTTCCAGCAGCTCGAGCGACTCTGAATAAAAGCGTGCCTCCCGGACACCAGCCAGCGCCAGCCGGGTGGCGATCGCAGTAGTCTGTGATGCGCTTAGTTCTCCGGCGCGATAGACGCGGGCATAGCGGCGCCCGGCATCGATGATTTTGACATTATTCAGGTCCACCAGCTGCCTCGGCCCAAGAGTGATCGGGGGAACGTTGTCCCCCGCCGGGTTGCCCTGTTGCCAGTTACGGGCATGGATCCACGCATCAGCTCCGGCAAAAATAATTGCCTCGGTGAGTTTGTCCTTCGGGAGGCATTTCAGGTTCGGCGCGTTTTTCATTTTCCCGCTCTCTTAGCAGCGATAATCGCCCGCAGGTTCTGGATTTTTCCGCTCACGTCTGTGGCCTTGCACCACTCGCTAAGTGTCTGCTTAGCCACGGGTTTAAATTCCTTTTCAAAGCGCAGAACAGAAGAAACACATTCCCCTGTGTAGCCATTTCGAATAAACGTAATACGGCCGTCAGTAACCTTCTGCACCGTAACCTGCTCGCCGCGATTATCCGTGTAAATATCGCCAGGCAGGATCGTAGGCTGAGTCTGGCCCACAGCAGTTAAGCCGCTATTTTTATTTTTTCATGACATTAACCCTTCTGGACTGGTGCTATGCGATATCCGGCGCGTTCAAGCAGTTGATTGAATAGAGTTGGAGTTCCGATAATTTCATCAGCCATTAGTGGCGATTCGGCTTTTACCAGACCATTCTCGATATACAGCAGGATTCGACCCGAAAAATCCGGGGAGACATGAAGATTGATATTAAGCAGAGGTATCCGGCTAGTCATGGCGCACCTCCTTGCTATCAAATGCCAGCCCTACGCCCGAGGGATAATCGAAGAAGGCAAATTTACAGGGTGATACTGTGCGAATTTTCGCAGCAAAAACCAAATCCCAACCGGGGAACGCGCCGCGAGCATTTTCTTCCGTATCCGCATTAAAGCGGACAATGACCGGACAGACGGCCGCATGACGTTTGGGCGTTGCTAGGAACAACCATGTAAATTTAGGGTGAGTTTGGGTATGCTGTTGATCAGCCATAACTGTTACCTCGCATAACGGTTTGGTTAGACGCCTCGGTACTGCTCCAACAGACCGAGGCGTTGTCTTAAGTCACATCATCATGCTAATGTGTGTACCTATTCATCTAATGCTATGCAATAGGTACACACATGTCAACAACTATTCAACGCGATAAACAGCCAAAGGGAGCAGGTAAAGCACCTGCATTTCAGATCCGAATAAACCCTGAACTTAAAGAACAAATGAATGAAGTTGCATTAAAATCGGGAATGAGTTTAGGCAATTGGCTAAAAGAACTTGCTAGAAAAGAACTTCGTGAACAAGGGATAGAACCGAAAGGATAATAAAGATGGCTACTTTAGATTCAATAAGAAAATCTCTTTTAGAAATAGAACTACAACCCATTAAAGATGGTATTCGTGGAGAATCCATTGCGTTAATACATTTTGAGGCAATTGACCAACCTTTCATACATGTTCATCAGGAAGATTGGTCAAAACCACAAAAGCTTGTTGCTATAAATGGGAAGCGACCTGATTTTTATTTATTACCACTTGATGTGAATTTTATAATGGTTGATGTTAAATATCATTCAATCGGTGTAGATGAACGTTTCACATTAGAGCATGATGAAATCGAGAAATACAAAAACCTTATAGACTATATAGTCAACACCCAAAAAATAGCCCGTGAGAAAATCCAACTAAAGTTATTCATAATACCCAAAGAACATAACGGTCAATCATATATTGTAATTGATTTTCACGAATACTTGTCTGACACACACTTACATGACATCAATATTAAATATGACAATAAAATACATAAAGTGCGATATGTTGATTTAAAAAATAAATTAACAAAAATAATGACAATAAGTGAACCTTATTGACATCAATGAAAAAGAAGGGGGAATCCCCTTCTTACTCTATTACTGATAACGTATGAAGCCTACCACGGATAACTTCGCATACATTATCCAAATTCTTTAAAACTTCTTGAATATTGACTTCTGCATCTTTCCAATAGCGCATGCCATCTTCATTGAGGCCTGCATGCTCATACTCAATCGACTCCTTTCGGCAACATCGTTGAAATTCGCGAATGGAAGTGTAAATCTCCACCGGTATAAATGGTCTATTTGATTCAACATGTGTTACCAATAAATTAAATGCTTCTTTAAACTTTCGCAAGCGTCTTAATTTTCTCTCTTCTAATGATTCTTGTTTGTCTATATAATCTAGAGGTGGTCGTAAATTTACTACGCTTTCCTTTAATTCAAACATTGCCCCCCACATATTGCTATAGGCTAAAAACTCTTTATCAAATTGATTTTTTGTCACATAAACAGAATTCTCAAGCTTGCTTTTTAAGCCCGCATTTGTAGCATCTATACTAGCTTGCAGCTCTTTATTCCTTGCATCCTGGGTCGCTTTATACCTCTCGAAATACAATTTACCAACATAAGCTACAACACCTGTAATAACAACTGACACCCCACCTAACATGTTGATGATTTTATCGAAGAAATCCATACCCCCCCCCAAAAATGTCTTGATCCTGTATTGTCTTTTATCGTCTATTCAACTGTAAGATGTTTAGCTATTCCACTCTCCTCGGATCCATTCTTGAATCTCGGATAGCCGATACGCAACAGCTGTAGCACCGATTTTGATGCGTTTAGGAAACTTACCCTCCTTTTCCAGCTTCCAGCGCGTGCTGTTCGCCAGGGTAGTAAGCTCACGACATTCTTTCTCACGGATCATACGGTCGATGTTAGGAATGTACTCCAGACCCTTTTTATCAACAACAGCAATTTTTTTCATGTTAACCAACCTTTTGTTTGAGAATTGTCACGTTTGAATCAGCATCGGAAATGCTGTTGAGATATGTTGACCAGAGTTCTAATGCCTCTAACTTTTTAAGCATGAATTTACTTCTGTTATACACACCAGCCACACCGGGCAATGCATGGCCCAGCAGCTGTTCCACAACATGAAACTCAGTACCCAGATCAGTGAGGTGTGTTGAAAGAGTTCGCCGCAAATCGTGCAGTGACCATTGTTTTTCATGGCCCAGGCGCTTACCGATTTTCCCGCCGATTTTACTCACGCTTTCCCTAATACGCAGACTACCTAATACATAGCCGGTATGCTTTGTTTCCTCGTAAATATCTGTTATCCATTGCCGCAAAACCTCAGGAACTGGCCTGATAATTTCCACACCCGTTTTTGAATGTTCTTTCGGCACTGTCCATATCCAGCATTCACGATCCCATTCGTTCCATTCTGATAACCGGGCCTCACTCATTCGGCATCCAAAAACAGTGCATAGTACAAACATTTTCCTGGTGTATTCAGACATCAGCTTAATGTCCGGTTCGACAAAAATCGCTTTCCAGAGCTGACCCAACTCAGTCTCACTTAATACGCGATCACGCTTTCCTGCAATCTGCCCTACATCGGACATACGCAGGTCTTTAAGGGCATCACAAGTGGCATACTGACGGACCCGGCAAAAACGTAGTGCCAGTTTAGTGTCAGAGAACACATAAGCGGCCATGACTGGCGCAGTGCGCTTAATGCGGTCAAAGCAATCTAGCCATTCATACAGATGGGTATCGTTTACAGGCAGGTGACCTATGTAGGGGAAGATATGTTTTCGAAAGCGGCCCAGAATTACAGCATGTGTTTTGCGCCGAATCTTGCAGTAATTTTCGTACCAGTAGTTAAGCGCATCTTCCACGGTTACCGGCTTTAAGCGTTCCTCAGCCTGAATCTTAATCTGAATGCGCGGATCACGTTTGTCAGCCAGCCATGCACGGCATTCATCACGCTTTTCTCTGGCTTGTTTCAGAGACATGTCCGGGTACTTACCGAGAGTTAACCAGACAGGAGCTGCCTGCCTACCAGCCAATCTGTAGAAGAAAACAAAGCTAACGGCCCCCTTCGTACTCACCCGAACAGAGAGCCCTTTCCCATCAGCAACTGTGACCTGTTTTTCTCTGGGTTTACCCAGATACCCCTTGAGCGCTTTGTCGCTCAGTTTGTTCTCGCCTGCCAT